TACCTATACGACCACCACGGGATGATTGATGTTCAGCAAATGCTTGCAGTCTGTCGGTATGCCACTACAGAACTAGGAATTACCCAAATCGTCATAGATAGCCTTATGAAGTGCGTTAAGGGTGAAGATGATATGAATGGTCAAAAGGACTTCGTAAACGCCTTGTGCGCCCTTTCAAGGGATTCTGGAGTGCATATACACTTAGTTCACCACATGAGAAAGGGAAGTGACGAGAAATCTATAGGTGGAAAGTTTGATTTAAAGGGTTCAGGGTCGATTACTGACCAGGCTGACAATGTGTTTATTGTTTGGAAAAATAAGGAAAAAGCGCAGCTTGTGGCAGAAAACCCACATTATTTTGATAGAGAAGTGCCGGATGCGGTCTTGGTTTGTGAAAAACAACGAAATGGCGAGTGGGAAGGCAAGCTAAAGCTATGGTTTGATTACAAGAGCCAGCAATTTATTGAAGAAGCAGATACACCAATACACCGTTATTTGGAGAATTAAATGGAAGAAATTAACCCAAACGCAGCAGTAGACTTTTTACTTAAAAATGCCGGTTTATTCGCTAAAGCTAAGTCTGAAAGGGTGTATTTAGAGGAATTTCGCAAGTCTAAAAAGGCTCTTTTAATGCAAGAAGCCTTCTTTGCTGGGGTAGATACTATGGCAGGCCAGGAGAGAGATGCGTATGCTAGGCAGGAATACCGTGACTTATTGGATGGTTTAAAGGAAGCAGTTGAAGTAGAGGAAACATTGAAGTGGAAGATGACAGCAGCACAGCTTAGAGTAGAGATTTGGAGAACTTTACAAGCAAATAATCGTTTAATTGATAAATCAACCGTATAGGAGAAAACATGGCAACTTTTACATTATCTGAACTAGAGCATCCAATTCCTTTTTATGGCATTTACAAGGAAAAAGATGGCTCTTTAACCATTAATGCAGAGGAAAATATGGAAAAACTAGCTATAGCACCTAAAAGCGCATTTAAGTACAGTAGTGGCGCAGATGTACAGAAAGTCTGGAAAGCCTATGGTTGGACTCCACCATCAACTGTTCGCAATGACTACCTGTTTAAAGCAAACAGACTAGCAAGCGGTTTAAGCAAGTAAGCTAGACACCATCCTGATTTTGGCAATACGGTCATTAATACCAATCAAACCACCGTTAATGCGCTTAGTCAGGGTGTCAATGTCCATCTTATCGGCTAGGGCATTTAACTGTTTACGATTCCAAAACCAGCCTGCGGATAGGGCAGCGTATTTAGGGGTCGATAACAGCTCAGGATTGGCAAGAAAGTCCACGCCAAGGGCATTACTACAGTTTTCGTAGTTCTCCTTGCCAGTAAGCTGTATAAGGCCTCTACCGATGTATTTAGCGGCTTCTTCTTCGCTAGTATTGCCCATGCGCCCGTTATAGACCTTACCGGCTATCTTGGCAGGCTGTCTTTCATACTTTTCAGCAATATCAGCATCAGGGAAACGACTAGGCCAAGTAGCCATTAAAGCCTTGGCAGAATAGTTTAGGTTCTCAACTAAGTGCTTATAACCGCCTGATTCGTGCATAGTTTGACCAATAAAACAGGCTTGACGATTAGGGGTAGAAATATCGTACTTTTCAAAGGTTTCATTAAGTGGCTCTAACCATTCTTCATTCAGACCTAAAGCCTTTAATTGTTCACTCGTCATTGTTTTGTCCTAACTTAATTCCTGTGATTAGACCAATAAATCCACCAATAATCGTTTGAAATGCAGGGGTAATGGCTTCAAATATCTTGTCGTTACTGACATTGGCATCAAACATTCCAATAGTCATAGTGCCTACCATTCCTATTACGACAACGCATAAGGTAATAGTCACCATGAAAGTAACATACGAACTTATCTTACTTTTCTCCATTTTTACTCCGCATATCAATGATTTTCTCTAAAGTTCTACCTCCAAAGTAGAAGCTCATTATCAACATACCCCATTGTCCTAATAGTTCTACATAGGCTTTATTGGTGTCTATGTCAAATGCAGACATCATTGCAAAGGTAAAGTACCCTGCTAGAATGGCTATAAGGGTCATTGGCCTAATATTCTTAGAAAGCCAACTATCAGATGCCATGTCTGCTGATTGTCGTTTTGATAATTCTTGTTGTTCCGCAGTATCTGCCTGTAGTTCTGCCAACCTACCTTGTTGTTGTATTTCTAGCAGTTTTGCCTGGGCTTCTGCTTTGGCTGCAGGGTCAGGAATAACTTTGTCTAGGATTTTCATTCCTACGCTAATGATGTCATCTACTCCAAACATTACTTATCTCCCCAAACTATTGCCCACGCTATCCAACCTGCCACAATTAAACACATTAACTGCGCCCTACGAATATTCTTTAAATCACCGTCATATTTCTGTTTTTCTTCTTTTTCCAGCTTTTCTAATTCGTTCTTTATCTTCAAGATTTCAGCCCATTCTTTTTCGCCTAACGCAGTATTCTTAAATTGCCGCAAGAATTCCACCTTTAAGGTGTATTCTTCTTGGCTAATTAACTTGCGCTGACGGTATTCAGCTAAAGCCTTGTGTATTGCTAAACGCTGCTTTACTTGTGCTTCTTTTTTAGCCCTTAATCTGTCTTGGGCTAATTGTGTTGCTACATCCGTTCCGTCTTTTTGGAACGCTTCTACTTGTTTAGTTAATGACTTGGCGCTATTCCTTGCAGAATCAAGGCTGTCTGTAAGGGTTTTGACATCCACATTATTTGCCTGTAAACCAATGTAATACCCATCCACCAAGTGTAGACAATACGGCCAGCATAGAAATACCTAACCAAGCCATACCAGCCTGTTTGTTTGATTGAGCTATTAGATGGTCAAGTTGAGTTTCCATTTTATCTATCTTTTTTTCCATAGAATCAAACTTTGCTTCGTAATTCTCAACTTTTTGCCAAAGAACTCCATAACGGACAAGGTCTATTTTTCCGTCATCCATACTACGCCTTCATAATGTACGCAAGAGCTAAATATGGTGGCAAATTAGCGTTAGTAGCAGAATTACCTGAAGTGCTTGTAGTGCCTGAATATCCGTGATTGTGGTCATTTGATGCGCTACCAGTACCAGTAATTCCTGTAAAAGAACCATTGGTTGAAATTCTTGAAGTTGGAAATTCATTAGATGCTGGGTCTGCAACGCTAAGTGCTGAACCAGCACCGCCAGTGCCAACAATAGTGTTATTGCTATGTGTATGGCCTGGGTCACTAATTCCGTGTGTATGACTAACGCTTTGTCCACCAGTAGTTCCACTAAATGTATGGGTGTGTGATACTAAAGTTGCATCAGCAGAACCGCCTGTAGCGTTTACTGCATAAGTAGAGCCAGCACCAACAATAAAGCGACTACGCAAATCAGGAGTGCCGTTTGCGCCATTACATAAATACCATCCAGCAGGAATAGAAGCAATAGAACCTGACCACATGGTAATAATGCCAGTCGGCAACAATACGGCTAATTGACCAAAAGCAACTGCATCAGTTGATGTTGTGCCGTTAGCCAATCCCGTAATCTTGTTATTGCCCATTGGTAAATTAGCAACCATAGATGTTTGACCATCGGTGGCAATCGAATTTGTCAAGGTTGTAGCAATATCAGTAAGGGTAGTATTAGCCCAATTTGATGTAATGGTCGTGCCTGTCGTAACAGGGTTTCCAACTGGTAATGTGTAAATACCACTAACTCTAGGCATATTATTTTCCTTTTAATGCTTTAGCCATATCTTCTGGGCTGTAATTAATTGATTCTTCTATCTTTTTCTTTAAAGCAGATTCTTTGCCTTTTTCTACAATAAACTTAGATACTGAACCTATACCCGGTATTCTACCCAATGGAGTCTGATTTACTTTGTCTAAAGCAGTAAATATTACATTTGGATTAGAACTTGCAGTATTAGAATAATTTGTAGCGCCTTTTAATGGGTTATTAACAGTCATTGTGTAGTCTAAAAGGTCTTTAATTTCTTGAGCACCTTTTTTACCAAACAAGTAATCTAATTTGCCATCTTGGTCTAAGGTGGTGACTAAAGCTTTAAACTTTGCTGGAGATACTACTGGATTGTCAAATGCATCTTTATCAACATTTTTTGTAACTTGGTCTTTGATGTATTGAATAGTTTGACCTTGTAGTTCTTTCCAGGCTTGTTGACCTTCTGGCCCAGCTTTCTTCAAGGTTCTACCAATAGCTGCAACGTCGTCTCTTGTTCCATTTAAAATGGCATGGTCAAATACATCTTCAAAGCCTACAGCCCTATCTGTTGTGCCAGGCTTAGTGCGTAAAAGTTTGTCTACATATCCAATATTTTCAAACTCACGACCATATTTAGTGCGTAATGCTCTAGCTTCTTTATATAATTTACCGCCTTGACCTTCAGTAATCTGATTAATCAAGTCTTTCATTTCCTTAGCATAAGTACCAGCAGGCGTGCCAGGTTCGTAGTTTTTATTAATAAACTGGTAAATATCTTCAAGTTGATTAATAGAGATTTGACCTGTTTTAGATACATCATTACGAGCAATTTCTTCATCTACTGCGCTAAGAATTGGGGCTAATTTACGCTTAACGGTAGGTGTTTGTTGGTCAATATAAGTTTTTAAAGGTGCATAATTTAATGGTTGTTGGGTTTCACCAGCTTCTCTAGCAGCCGTGTAAGCAGTATTAATCTGTTGTTTTGCTCTATTTGCCGCGTTTACAAGCGCTTTATCTACCACTCGACCTGTTTCTCTTAATCCATAGGTTTCTTTGCCTGTAGCATCTACATAGGCATCAAAGTTCTGCAAAATAGTGTCATTTCGTTTAGCTTGGGCTTCAATTAATGGTTTACCTAATTCTGGTAATTGTTTAGGTGTTTCGATTTCAAACTTCTGTTCACCCAAATCCCTTAGTGCTTGTCCCTTACTAACAGTTCCAGGCACTCTTAATTGATTTGCTAACTGAACTCTTGCAACAGCTTCTGGCACTTTAGCAGCGCCTACACCTGCCATAGTTGGTTGAGGTTCTCTGCGTAATGCTTGTGCCATGTTAGGCATAGCTTCTTGTACTGTCTGTGCGGCTTGTCTTACCTGCGTGGGCGTACCACCTACTGACCTTGCATAACTTGGAAGCATACCAACACCAGGCATAACAGGGGGTAATTTGGATGCTTCAAGCGCACTACCCATGCCTTGCAATATGTTTTGGCTTACAGGGCTAGTAGGTTGGTATTGAAACTGTTGTGCAAACTCAGGGCTATCAACACGCTTATTAGTACCTTGCATAATGTTTTCTGCAATACCAGCGCCAACCCCTAAAAATGGGGCTGCAGCGCCCGTAACTACTGCTGCAGGGACTTCATATATGGCTTTTAACTTATCCATCATAGTGCGTGACGGTTCTTGCACTACAGGTGGATTAGGTACTGAACCGGCTACTGTAGGTACATCACTCGTAATAATATTACCCCGTGTATCAGGGGTTTTAAATGAGTTGTAACGAGCCAATAGGTCGGCTTGCGTTATGTTGTCGGGTACATTCTTAACAACAGTACCGTCTGGCATCCGTACATCCATATTATCTTCTTCCTGTAGGTAACTGATTAAAGTCAACTACATTGCCACCACCACTACTTTGGGATTGACCTGCAATCTGGTTAATTTGTCGTACACCGCTTGGCCCAGCCTGTGCTTTAAGAGCTTCAATAGCCATTTTACGGGCATCTTGTTTTTGTTTAATAACTACATCGCTATCCCCAGCTTGTGGGAAATACTTGCGTTCTTCGTTTTTGTATTCGTCTACACCAATAGCTGCGCCTGATTCTTTACGCAATACAGCGCTTACAAAGTTTCTGCGGGCTTGTTCTACTTGCTGTTGTTGTTCGTTTGTGCCGCCCAAGAATGTTGGGGCTACATTGAATGTTGACCTTACACCCTGTTCTAACTGTTCTCCAACAAAAGGAGTCATGCCAGCAACACCACCAATTGCAGTACGAATTGCACCAGTATTTCTAAATCCTTGTTTTTCCAAGTCCGTAGCAATACGGTTAGATTCCATAGCCCTTGCACCAAACGCTACAGCGTTACCTTGTGCTTCAGTTAATGGTTTGCCGCCACCTGTTAATGGCTGTCCACCTGCACCCATTACTGGTGTGGCTTGACCTGTACGAGTATTTACTAAGAAAGTGCCGTCATCACGCTCAACTACTTGTCCAGCAGTAGGCATCTGCGTTTTGGAAATGGTTTGCAATACTTTAGTTGGGTCACGGGGGTCACGAAACTCAATAGTAGTTCCCGTATCAACTTGTAATGGCGGTTTAAACTTTTCTTCGCCTTGTGCCACAACACGGGTTGTTCCATCAGGCATAACCATAAATCGTTTTTGACCTTCGCCTAAAGTTACATCTTCAGGCATCATTTTCTTAACGCCAGTAGTTCTTAATTCAGGCACATAAGATTGTGCAGCAAGACGATACGCAGCAGCAGGGTCAGTTTTCATTAATTCGCCAAATTGCTCAATTTCTTGCGTTTGACGATTACGCAATGCTTGGGCTAACTCTAATGCTTGTTTATCACCTTTTTCAGCCATGTAAACACCTAAAAGCTGGTTTACAGGGCCTTGCAAATTTTGAAAAAACGAATTTGGCACATAGCGACCTGAAACCATTTGACCTGCTGGGCCAGCATTTTGCTGTGCTCCTTGAGCCAACAACATTTTAGCCATTTCTTGTTGGCGATTTAATCCTTTTTGTTGTAAAAAAAGTTCAGGTGGTAAATTTGAATAAAGGTCTTGTGCCATTATGAATTCCTTAATGCTTGTGCTAATTGAAATTGATTAACGCCATAATAATTTGGTATTTCAGGCATTTCACTTTGAATAGGTAAAGACCCTTGATTTTGTTCTAAAAATGCTGGCTGACCTTCAATAATTTCTAATTGCGATTGTTGTTGTTTTTGTCCACTACTAGGCATATTTCTTAATGCTTGTGAAAGCAATTTCCTATTAAACATTGAGTTATTTGAACTACTATTACCACTTGCACTTAAATCACCTAATCCAGCAGAAGATTGAGTGCTTTGTATTCCTGAAGGTGAGCCTGCATATAAACCAAAATCACCGCCTGAAGTAGTGCCATAACCTGTAGAAGTTACGCCATTACCCATTGTTGGGTTTAAGCTGCCATAACTGCTGCCTGTTGTTGTTCCAAAACTATTAGAAGTTACACCTGCACCCATTGAAGGGTTTAAACCAAAACCGCCTGAACTGCCACCAGCATAGCCGCTATTTCCAGCTAATCCACTACCAGTTTCTGACCATCCTACTCCAGTAGCAGGATTAATTGCTTCACTTCCACCACCAACACCACCGCCACCAAAACCAGCTTGACCTGCACCATAACCACCAACATAAGCAGCAGTAATGGCTTTTGCTACATTGTGCATACTTTTGCCAGGGCCTGTATTAATTCCAGCCGCATTCGCTTTGGTGTAACTGTCTTTAGAAGCACCGCCAAAATAATCAGTCATTGGCTCGTAATTTCGCTGAATTCCTGTAACTGGTGCTGTCCAATCAAAAACTTTGTTCCATACTTTAGTACCGCCTTCATCCATAGCACCAATAAATGCACGTTCAGGATTTTTTTTAAGTTTTTCCCATTGGTTGCCCAAATTGAAATTCTCAAATTTTATGACATTACCAAGCCAACTCATAATTTTGCGTAGTCCACAATTTTATAACCATCGTTAAGAGTATGTACAGCTTCAGGTATAACTTGTTCAACCTCATGCGCCATAACACCAACAAATTTTCCGTGACCGTTAAATTCTTTATCTTTAAATTCAAGTTTGTATTCGTATTCATATACTGGCAAACCATTAGGCAACCAACCAATTGCTTTAATGTTTTCTTTCATGCGAATGTCAGAACCCATCATATTTCCTAAATAAGCCGAACCCAATGAACCACCTAAACCTATTAAACCTTGATTAAACCCTGATTGTGCGGCAGAAGCAGCATTAGATGAACCTAAATTGTATTGACCAGTAGCTTGTGCTGCTGACAACATATCAGGCCCAGTTGTTGTAGCTTGTTGTGGTGCGTTTATAAACGATGGATTTTGAACTTGTGCGCCTGTACGCAATGCACTTAGTGTATTAAGTGGAAGGTTGTACTGGGTAAGGGCTTGGTTAAATGCTTGTTGTTGTGCAGTATTTCCAAATTGAGCGCCTTGCAAACCTTGTTGGAATAAGGTATTGCCAGCCGATAACCCTGATAATTGGGCTTGGTTACGCAAGTCATTTTGTTGTTGTGAAAGCTGTGTTTGCGCTCTGTTATACGCTTCTGTGCCAGGCACAATACCTTGGTTAGCCAACTTAACATCCAAAGATTCTTGTTGTTGCGCCATCTGTGGTGAAAGGCGTTGCATCATTAAATCTGTAGCTCTATCCCAGCCTTGCATACCACCTAAATTATCCAAAGAAGTTTGGGTTTGTGGAATATTAGGGTTAAAACCACGGCCCATTACATCTTGAACTTGCCCTAATTGGGCATTAATAGCAGAGCCTAGACCTAAACTGGTCTGATTTTGCGTGTCTAAAAGCCTTTGACCAACATTAGAAAGGCTTGTAGTAGCAGTCCAAGTAGGGTTGCCGTATTGGTCTGTGCCTGATTGCGTGTAATTTAAATTGCCATAAGGGGTTACTTGGTTTACACGGTTAGCGGCTGTAGCAGCCCTTGCAGCTTCAAGGTTGCCTTGTGCAGTTTGTTGCGCTGCCCCTGCATAATCAGGTGCTGCTGGCGCACTTGGCGCAGGCCCTAGTCCTAAAAATCCACCACCACCCATGTCATTCTCCTCTTGCTGTTCTTAAAGGGCATTTGATGTCGAGAAATCGACAATCTTCACGCCTCATAGCCATAATCACTAAATCACCATCCATGTGAGCATCAGGAATTTCGGCTACCACTTTAAAACCAAGGTGTCGGTTCAATCTTAGGGCATCTGTATTACTGCCACAAATTTGTCCTAGTATAACCTCAACACCTAGTTTATTAAAGGGGTAATCGAAAGCCGCCCACAATAAATCTCTACTCATCCAATTTACTTCATCTACTGCCGCAATGTGCATTTGACACGCTTTTGGCATAAAACTAGCAAATCCTACTACTGCCACCAAGTTACCGTCTAATTCCTGTCCTATACATACTGTTTCTGTAGGTAAAGGGTGATTCATCATACGAACCAGCCAATCTCCCATGTACTGCTGGTTTTCTGTGGTTACTCGTCTCAATTACAGTACGCTTCCTTTTTCCATTACATAGTCGGTAGATACCCAATGCACATCTATGCCTTTAGACACAATGTTTAAGTTGATACCTGCGGAATAGCCTAATCCTGTAACACCTTGCCAGTTGCGATAAACCACCAAATTACCAGCCCAGTTGTTTTCATCCCATTTTGCTTCATCCCATACCCCAATAATGGTAGGATTAGGGTTAAATGACACTTCACCTAAGTTGTTTTGGGTCTGATAATCGGTATTAACACCGCAAAAAATACCAGGCGCACCTGAATCCACCAAAAATGTAGGGCGAACCATCGTAAAACGCTTCTGTTGACCTGGCATATCAAAGTAGGTGTAAGCCTGTTGGCAAGTACCAGAAATAGGGTTTCCATCGTCAGAAAAACCATCATAGTATTTTCCTACAAAGCCATTTCCACCAAAATAAAGGCTGTCGTTGTGCATTTCAAACACATTGGCATTAATACCTGTGAAATTTGCCCATGCCTTAGAAATCGTGTGCATTACATACTGTTCCGTGCCTGAAGGGTTGGGAATGTTAATAAGCAACATATTTACCTTGGCAAAGTAAATAATTTGCCATCCGTACTCATTTGCATACAGGTCTGCTTCTTTACTAATTTCGTAGAAAATTTTATCGGTCAAAAATACTCTAGGGTCAAGACGGCTTGATTGTAATGCGCCTGAAAGCGGGAGTAAGCCACCTTGTGTCAAGATTAATAAGTCACCAGCCCATTTAAAAAAGCATCTACGGCTAAATACATAACCTACTTGCCATACGCCTTTTAACAGCCATTCCGTTGCAGTATCAGGGTCAGTACCGTTATAAACGATAACTTCACCCATATTGGTAATAAATACCGCATAGTCATCAGCGCCTTCACCGGCATCCAATGTCCAAGTTCCCATAGCTTGTAAAAAACCACCATCCCTAGCTATAGCACCAAAATACAATGGTGAAGCTGGGCCTGAAATAGCGTTTACATCAAGATACCAACAAGTCATGGAATCTTTTTCAACAAAGTAAATGCGGTTTTTAAATAGGTTTACTTGAATAAGTCTATTTGAATTTACACCTGTAATGCCTAAAACTGTGTACGAACCAACAACAGTTGCATTAGCAGCAGGGGTTGTTGCCATTGTGTAAGTAAATGCAGAAGCCCCAGTTACCGTAATGACATAAGAACCGTTATAAGCTGCTTCTACCGCACCTGAAATAGTTACAAAATTACCTGAAACTAAGCCATGTGGGGAAGCTGTAGTTAATGTAGCTAATGTTCCTGACCGTGTAATAGTGCTTATTGTTTGAGCAGTTGTAGTGGTAGCAAGGGTAAACCAACTTGTGCCGTTGTAGATTGTTACTGGGTCAGTTCCATTACAAGCAACAATATAATCACCTGAAGTATTGGAAAAGTTAATATACTGAAACCTATCATTTGATACAGTTTGAACTGCTGTAGCTGTAGGCGTAGAGCAATCGTATATAGATGTCCCAGCAACAGCAAATAACTTTTGAGAATTAGTACCAGCATAATTCATTAAAGTATCAATAGCAGTAGTAATTCCAATCGTATAAGCACCTACTACACTAGCATTTCCACTTGGAGTGGCAAGCATTGTGTAAGTAAAGGTTGTTGCTCCAGTTACAGTAATTACATAAATACCACTATAGTCTGCTGGCGTTGTGCCAGTAATTGAAACTCTTGCTCCTGTAGATAAACCATGAGCAGAAGCTGTGGTTAAGGTAGCAGTAGTGCCGACATAAGTAATACTAGATATAGTCTGTACGCCTGTGGAAGTAGTTAATTGAGAATAGCGTGTATAGCCTAACCTAAGCTGTACATCAGTAGGTGTAGGGTACATATTGGTCAAAGTTACCGCATCCGTTGGCGGCATTGATGCTAATGAATCCCTTGCGTTCCAACCACCAATAGGTGCAGTAATAGAAGCGGTATTAGCTGTAAATCGTTTGGCTTGTCCAAATATCATAATTAAGTACCATAGCCAGTATCAGGAATATTAGCGTAACCAATAAGCACCTTAGCTGGGTAAGGGGCAAATGATAGGTTAGGAGCGCCCTTATCTTGAGCCTTGGCAACGGATAAATAACGCTGATAATCTTGTTGCAATGCGGTAGTGTCAAACGACTTGATTTGGAAGTATTTGAGTTTTGTGTATAAAACAAGGATTCGGTCATCAAATACAGTCGTATCTGTGTCCATCGTAAAGCTGTTTATTACTTGACCGGCAGCGTTTCTTGCCCATCCTTTTGACTTGTATTCCCATCCTAAATACTCTTGGGTATTCATAGGTGGCCATACTTGGAACTGATTGTCTAAGATTCTCCAACGGATTCTAGGGCCTGTAGCTATGTAACCCGACTTGAGCCATTGCCATTGCTGTGCATCTTCAGGTCCAAGAGCTTCCCATCTTTTGGTCTTATCCCATTGAGTTCTATTGGTAATACGCTCAAAATCAGGTGGCAAAGAGTATGCAGTTTGGGCTAATACAATAGCGCCTGTACCCGTGCCAGAAGCCTGTTGGCTCATAACAATGTTTTGACCACTTACCGATACAACATTGGTGTCTTGGTTGATGTTATTGCCAGTAATTTGCCATTGGCTAGTAACAGCAGAAATGTCTACGCCTGCTTCAACAGCAATGTTTAAAGAGCCATTTACGGTTGTTGCGTTGCAATTAATTGCTTGGGTATAAAAACGGTATTGAACCTGAAGGGCTTGCCAATCATGTTCTTTGACTAAATCATATCCAGCGCCATTCATTAACGCTAATATTTGCTGAACATCCGTATTTGGATTACCAGCAACGCTAGTAGAAACGGCTAAATTAAGCTCATTCTGTACTTGGTTTACGAGTTGTAACATCGTAGATGACATATATATCCTTTACTTGGTTTTTCCCAAGTAGTTGGGTATTTGTTGCAATTATAAACAAAAAAAGGGGAAATATCCCCCTTTTATTTATTCCACTTCTGCCTCTTGTTTAGGTTTACGACCTTTGGGCTTTTTGTCTGCCATCATAGCCATCAAAGCATCAATTTGCTCTTGTTGTTTAGCTAATTTAGCGTCTGCTTCCATCTTAATTGCAGCGTTTTCTTGCCGTAATTTAGACAGTTCTTCTTCCCTTTGGTTGGTTTCGCCTACTTGGTCAGCCAGGTTTAAAAAGGCTTTGGCTTTGTCCCTAAATGAGTAAGGATTCATGCCTGCAATCATGCCAATACGCTGAATTTGTAGGTCTGAAGCATTGGCTACAGATTCTACTGTATGGAACTTTATTCCTTTTAATTCATCGGCTTGCGAGCGACTAATGATTGTCCATTCCTCAATCGGAGTGCCTACAATCTGTTCATGTCCTGCGGTTTGGTTCTGATAATGCGCCCATTGACGGGGAAAACGTGCCTTATGTTCTTCGTGTGCATAAGTGTCAATTTCGGTTAAGGAATCGCCAGGTACGCAAATACGGATAAAGTCAAACTCTTTGAATATGGGTCTGCCTGCAGCCATAGACTCATCATCTTGTTTCATTGAGCGTTTGTAGAAAGTTACTGCTAGGCGGCTATCTGCGCCCATATCATCGGATGGTAATGCCATCTTTAATTCTCCTAAGTAGTTAGGGTTATAAAAAGAAAAAGGGAAACCCCTTTTGAGGGTCTCCCTATGGTACTACAAGTTACTGATTAAACAGAAGCTTTACCAAACCAACCATAGTCACCTGCAACCATTGAAACTGCTGGGGAGATATAAGCTCCACCAGTAGCGGCAACAGTAAATGCTGTGGTGTTGATGTTGCAAGCAGTTGTGCTTGGGGCGATAGTAGCTGCTGCTACAGCCCAAACATAACGCAAACCGTCAGAAGCGAAAGTTTGTGTACCGAGTGGGCCAAAGTCTACTGATTCACCGTAAGCTGCAATATCTGCTGCAGATTGGGTGCTGGTCAAGTCAATGCCAGCGATGGGGAGTGTTGAATATGCCATGATTATTTCCTTAAATTAATTGAGTGGACAAGATTAAACAGGGGTTTCCCCCTATTTATTAGGTTGTCAACAAGCCCTGCAAGAAGCGGTTGCTGGTTGTAAGATTGCCGGCCCAACCATAGAGCTTAACGATAGCGTCTTGGTTAATAGACTGGCGCTCACCACCGATAGGTACAAAGTTACGCTCTTTGTGTGGACGGAAGAAAATGTAGTTGGTGTTCAACATATACATATAAGTAGCTGTCTGTTGGTCACCATAACCACCACCCAATACCACGTCAGCAGATGTACCGCCACCGTAGAACTTCAAGGAAGCAAAACCAGAAGCGCCTGATTCCTCAGAAGCGATACGCTGGATAGCTTGCAAGCTGTTTACATACAGTTGATACATTGTGTTACCAGCAACAATCAGGTCAGCCTTGTCAGTACCACGAATCTGCTTGATAGCAGCTTCAGTCATCTTGGCAAGAATGTTGGTTGTAGCAGGAGTTGTGGTTACACCAGTAGTGATTTGGTTACGCCAGAAATCCCAGTTAGCAGCATTAATACCACCGTAAGTACCGAGAGTAGGAGTTGCTGAAACTGCAGCACCTAGGCCATCCAGATTTTTGCCTCCGTTGCCTGTGCCGTTTCCAAATAAATCGCCAGAAATGCGGTTTAGCAGACGAGCTTCAGAAACTTGCATACGACCATCTAACAGGTCAATGATTGCTTCTTTGCTGCTGTTTTGCAACATTTCAAGACCAGACATCGTTACGGAGTCAGCGTACTGAGCAATCTTAAACTGAGCAGCAGAAATTGGGCTGTCAGGAGAAATGTTCAGAACTTCGTAACCGCTATACGAGTTAGCATTGTTGGTGTTTGGGTCGTTGTACATGATTTCTTCCAAAATCACGTTACCACCTGAGAATGGGCGTACATTGCCCTTGCTGTTTAAACGCTGAAGAATTGCGTTGTTTTCTGTTAAGTTGTCTGCGAGTTCACCGCTACGACTTTGAATCGTGGTAGCGATAATATCGGTAATAGCTGAGTTAGCAAATGCCATGATATATCCTTAGTTAAAAAATCGCCAAAATTGGCTAGTTAAACCCTACGGCTCATTGCATCACCCATTTGTTCTGCAATTAAAGACCGTCTATCCTTTTTATCTCCTGTGTCAGCCACTTTTCCGCTAGGTGTAACGGATTTAGGACTTACTGCAGCAGCCTTAGCCTTCGCTACTTGCTGTGCTTTGACTGTTGATTGTTTGGCTTCCTTCAGGAGTCTGTCCTGCTCTAATGCCCATACATCATCATTCATACGCACGGCTTTCTTGTAGGCCGTTTCTAGGTCTTGGGCTTTCCCTAACTCAAGTAGTTGAGCCATTTCTTCCCTTACCACATCAAAATGCGGAAATTTCTCCACATCACTACGAACTCGCTCGATTTCATTATTTAATCTAGCTTGTTCTTCCTGCTGGAATCTACCTTTGATAGTAGAAACCTCTTGATTGACCATGTTTAGCTGATTCATAAGTTGTTGTGCATACGCATCAACTTGTGGTGGAGCAGCAAACTGTCCATCTTGATTTAATTGTATACCATAATCTTGTGCAAGTCTTTGGAATACTTGAACTTTTTGAGCATGGTCAGCTTTTGACAAAATCATGTGCGCCCGACCAAGGTTATTAATCCAAGCGGCAGGGGTAATTCCTTGTTGTTGAAACTCAGCCTGGAATGGGGCAATAGCGTTTTCTAGCTCTTTTGCTCGGTCTGCTTCAGCCTTGTAGGTGCTTACACCTTTCTTATATTCCGACTCCCTTTGGTTGGAATATTGGGCTAATTTGATAGCTTCTTCTTTGGTTAATTGCTCACCTTGAGTCAATTTGTCCCAAATAGGTAAATACTCTTTTTTCCATGTAGAAGGGCGCTGTAAGGCAGGTTCTTGAGGGGTTTCTTTAACTTCTTCCTCTACTTCTTCCTCTTGAGCAGCTTCAATAGGTTCTTCTGTAGTTTCTAATTTGGCTTCTTCAGCTATATCGTCTACGGGTTCTATTTCAGCAGGGGCTTCCTCTACTGGGTCTAAAGTGCCTTCTTCTGCGGCTTCCATTGCTGCCATTAACTGCTCTCTACGGTCTAACTGTTCTTCTGACATGGTATCTCCAAGGTATCGGATTATCGGTAATTGAGCTTTGCATAGGTCAATTCAGCTATTTGGCGCTTCCTAGCTTCCATAGACTTTCTGCTTAACTCTGGGGGTTTGTGCTGCGTTGGTACATCGTTGCCTAATTCAACCATTCTGTGTTGTTTTAGGTGTGCTTTGTGTTTAGACCGGCTTTCAATAACTGAACCGTCTACTTGCGAGATATAAGGCTGAATATCAGATATAACCATAGGCGCTTCTCTACGGGTCATTTCTTGTTTTTCTTTCCAGGCTTGTTCGGCTTCGGGGCTTCCAAGGGTATAACCCCAAAACTCCAAGTAATGCTCTTTATCGGTCTTGGCTTCTACATGGTTTGTTTCGGTATAACCGCATTTAGGGCAAATCATAGTTTCTCCAGTAATGAGGGTAATAAGTGCCATTCGTCTTTTCTAAGGGTTACTACTGAGTCATACCATGTTGCGTTTTTCCAACGCCAACAGATGAAATCATCCTCTGGAAGCAGTAAAAAGCACTTTACACCCAATGCACCGGCTAAATGTGCGGTTGCAGTATCAGGTGCTACTACCGCTTTCATTGCCTTCATGTGGCAAGCAGTCTTGTAGAAGTTGCGTTTCCAACCGTCATTAGGTAGTGGGTCAAATACATCATCTAGCTCTACATGGAGTGAATAAACATCATCTCCAACCAGTTCTCGCATGGTTTCTAGGGGAATTGACTTGGTGTAGTGCAATGGGCCATTAGATGCAGACCAATTTACCCCTACTTTTTGCTCAATATTGCTAGGTCTAGCCTCAAAATAGCCTTCTGAGCCAACAATCTTCTGGGTTGTTATAGGAAACGACTGTTTTACAAAAGGGGGTGCATAAGTCGCAAAATGGGGTAGTGACATAGACCCAATCCAGTAATCTGCTTCTAAAGGTGGGCCGTCAGTCTTAGAGCAAGAGATGTAATCTATGCAATCCATCGTTCCAAGCAGTTGCATCATAGATTCATGGCACATAACGCTTAAAGTCTTAGCTCCCCAAGCCTTGAGCATGGGTAAAAATCGAGCAAATTGAATAATATCGCCATATCCCTGCTCCATTTGGACAGTAATATGCTTACCAATGAGTCTTTCACCATCCCATTTGGGTGCTTTTATCCATTTTTGCCAGTTTTCCCCAGTTGCTTGCATTACTAGGGGATGCCAACGGAACTCAAATAGGCGAAATCCTGCTTGGAAATGCCCCATGTGTAGTAGGTCTACACCTTTTTTGTAACTTCTATAAGCTGTCATGTTTCAGGCAAGTAATCGCCTTCTCCTTTATAAAAACAACGCTAAAATTCCATCCTCATCATCTTCTTCAGCAAGTCGTTTAGCTTCTAATATTGCAATTTCTTGCTCTAAACGCTCTTTAGCCTGGCGAATCAATACTGCATTGAGTAAATCTTGTCTCTGTCGCTCTAAATTAGCTATTAATGCATCGTATTTAATGACTTCTGACTGCTGTCCTTCGCTTACAGATTCTACATTAACTTGTTTGCGTTTACTGACTTTTGGAGTGGGACTAATTTGTTCACGAATAAAGTCCCTACGAGCTTCTTGGTCTGCCTTTAACGCAGCCATCCGCTTTTCTTCGGCCTGGCGCAGCTTCTTATCTAATACTTGCGCCCGTTTCCATTCTTCTTTAGTCCAACCGTCTCCACCTGTTTTTTTACCATCTACAGGGGTGATAACGATTTGAAATGCGTCATTTTGAAACGCATTGGGCTGGAAAGCAGTTAAAAACATTACTGACTAGCTTTCAATGTAGCCAATTCAGCTTTTACTGTGTCAAGTTCAGATTTAAGTTCTTGGATTGCTTTAAACGCAACAGCTACTAAAGAGCCATAATCAACGCCATAAGATGTTTCTTCAGAACCCATAACAACTTCAGGTATTACATTTTTTAATTCTTGAGCTACAAAACCAATAAAGTTGCCTTCTACATCTATGCGTTTATAACTTCTTGGTTGTAAATCTAAAACGGCAGATAATCCATATTTTATATCTGTAATATTTGACTTTTGCCGACCATCAGATGCGTTTGTCCAAGTTCCAGCGGCACTTAATGCTGCTTGATTAGAGCCGTTAAAAAAATAAGTAATATTATTTGGATTGTCACGGTAAATAAGTAAAGATGTTGACCCGTTTGTTAAAACTAAACCACCATTATTTACTGTACTAACTTGCAAAGTTACTGAGCCTGCACTTTGTCCAGCAGCAAAAGATGATGCTCTACCAATCAACAAATTACCACTAGAATCAAAACGACCTGACTCAACACCACCTTCAGAAAACGCAATCGTATCTGCGGCTGGGAAGAAAATACCTGTATTAGCGTCAGTACCTCGTATTGCAGGGGTAGCTGCTGTACCGTCTACATCGGATAGGCCGTTAGTGCCGTCTAAAATTAGGCTCATGCTAGTTCCTTTAAATAGGCTATACCGTCTATTACATTGCCTTCTGCGTCTTGAAGTTCAGCACCGTCAGCAAGGTCTTTTTTGAAGTTAGCGTAGTCTGTGTTGTCAGGGTCAAAAGGAATAAAAGCGTTGTCCAATAAACGAATAACGGTTTTTATTTTGGTTGAAATAGGTGATTTATATAATTTGTACATTTTATAACTCCGCACTAACTGAAATAAAAGCAGTACCTGTTGCTGTTCTTACTAAACAACCACCGCCTGGGGTTAAGTTAGTAGTAGTAGCAGCCATTTGAGTTGAAAAAGTCGTGGAGTCTGTAAAAGATAATGTTGCAGCATTAATTGTTGAGCTTCCTACTGTTTCAAACAAACCGCTTGAGCTTATTACTGTAGCTGATGCCCTTAAAGGTGGCGACCATATAAATGGACATACTCCAACAGTTGCGGTAAAAGCTACACCCGATGCCCAATTATCATCTGTTCCTACTCCTTGAAACTTTTGATAATAACGCTGACATAATAACAACTCAGTACCATACTGTCTGTATTCAAATGAAGTAGCTTGTGTACCTCTTTCAAACTGAACACCCGTAATGTAAAAGGTAGCCCCGCTTGTGCCGACTACAGACACAGAGCCAGTTGGCTGAACTAAATTTCCAGCAGCCCAAGAACCAGCAGTACCCGTGTATGTTGAACCTGAACCCAATCCAAAACGAATTGAAATACCAGTACCGTTATTAGTTAGCCAAGTTCCTGTAGTATCGCCAGGAATTGTTACCGAAACAGCAGTCCATGTGTTTGCAACAGGCACAGAATAATTAAAAGGATAAGAACGATTTGCTGCATTATTTGTTAAAGCACCGCCAAAAGTTCCAGTTAATGATGAACGAACCCAAAAAGATAAAGTTACAGTTTTAGCGTTTGCAGTTCCCCAATCTAAATCAGCAACATTAAAGCCTTCAATAGATTGAGCCATTAAAAAGGTGTCGTTTGTTGTAACAGAATATGCAGAAGTAGAAGTAATCCCTAAATAATTGCTAAAACCAACAGGTGGAGTTACTGCACCAGCATTTTGTTGAACTGAAAATTTAGACGCTTGCGTCATAACAACAACAAATCTATCTAATGTGTATGTATTTACAGTAGGAGTAATACTAGAAATGCCGTCTCTTTGTGAAATAACCATCGCACCGTTTATGATGCGATTCCGCATGACTGAACTAATGGGTGCTAAAACTCCACCGCTTGCATCGTTTATTTGGTTTACTTGAATTTGGCTCACGCTAATTCCTCGTCAGTTGGTTTAGCTAGTGTTGGGTGTTCCCATTTGGCAATGTAGTCACCTTTGCCGTCTGAATCGTTTTGTAGGGTGATTGCAGTTAAAAAATCCTGTTGTGTAAGGCTAGGATATAGAGTCATTATGCGTTGGTATAAGTTCATTATGCAGCCCTTACCATTGAGGCATTAATAAAAGTTTGACCTAAATTTGTGTCTAATGTTATTGTTCCAGTAGCACTACTATATGCGTATAACTCAATATAATCTGTAGTGCCATTTAAATACATAACAGCAGAAACATTTGCATTGCTAAACGATGATGCAAAAGGTGGAGCTACACATTCAACAAAACTAGTTCCGTTTTTATAAATTCCAACAACTGTAAGTAAAATAGAAACTGTTGCAGTAACACGAACACTAGCATTAACTTGATAATAACCAGCCACAGTTGGTAAAAAACGATAATTAGTTACATTATCGTAATTTGAGTTTGTATCAAAAACTTCTATGTTAGCGTTTACTTTAGTCCAAGTATTGTTGGTTAGCGTTTGGTTTGCGCTGTTATAGGCACTAAACGCTGGCATATTACCGCTAACCATTGTTACCCCATCAGCGGCAGGTAGTGTCTGCGTAAAGTTACTGGCAGTTGCAGGTTCTTGGATGGTAATTTGTCCACCACCGCTAGATTGAAGTACAAGACTCATTTATAACTCCCTGTGTGTCCGTTTATTTTAGTGTTATTCATTTTACAAAACGACCCAACGACTTCCACTTGGAACGGTAATTGTGACCCCAGACGATACAACAACAGGGCCAACAGAACTAGCAGCATATCCACTAGGAATACTGTAATTAGCGCCAATAGTCATGTTATTGACTACCAATCCATTTGATGCTTCTACCGCAGGGCTGCGTAATGCGCCTGTTCCTGTGGTGTAGGTAAAACTAGCCGATTGGTTTGGCGTAGTCGTACCTTGACCAAACGGTACATAGTTGGTTGTGTAGGTTACGGCAGGGGCTTTACTATTAAAGGTAGTCCAATCTGCGGCACTTAACGCACCACGATTAGCTGCCGATGCTGTTGGTACATTTAAGGTAATAACAGGGGTTGTAGTGCCATTGGCTACGGTAGAACTAAGGTCTGTACCAGTTGTGCCTAAAGTTAATGCAGCTACGCTTGTTACTGTGCCGCCTGAACTTGGGCTTGTATTGGTAATCGTAAAGTTAGGGTATGTACCGCTAGTGCTTATGCCTGTACCGCCCGTCAAAACTACTGTTTGGTCAGGGGCAGTATTGGTTACGGTTACTGCACCAGTAGACCCTGAAACGCTTATGCCTGTGCTTGCCGTTAATGAATTGACCACATTAGTCAGACTTGCGCCTGAACCTACAAAGCTAGTACCTGTAATGGTTGTGCCTGTAATGGCTAAAGGTGTTGTGCCGCCAATAACCATGTTGTTCATCGTTCCAGCCGTAGCTGGGTTAATTCTTACAGTTCCCGTACCAGTAGGGCTTAAATCAACTTGTGCGTTAGCAGGGTTAATGTTTATAGCTACATCAACACTTAAATTGTTGCCACCGCCACCACCCCATTGAAGCTGTGGTGTGCCGCTTGCGTTTCTTAATTGGCCGCCAGCAGAATTCAAAGCATCAAAATGTGGGCTTACTATTTTGCCTTCAGCTTGTAAATTACGGCTAAAAAACCCGTCACGCCAGTTTCTACCGCTTGTTCCAATGTCTTTGGCAGCATCCGTATTTGGTTCTAAATCCGTAGTAATTCTTGCATTTACTTCTAGCGTGTCGCTATTAGAAGAACCTAATGTAGCGTTATTGTTTACAGTCAAACTTTGGGCGGTCAGGGCATTTACCCCTGTTACGCTGCCAGTATCATCAATAATGACTAAACTGTTTTGCAATAATTTGCCAGTTGTTGTGTCATACCTAGCTATTGCGTTATCTGTTGCACCTGTTGGGCCTACTACATCACCACCCAAAGATGGGCTTGAATTGGTAATAACCCCAGTTAGGTTGTCATAGCTAATGCCTGTACCAGCACTAATGGAACTTCTAGCCCTGGCAGTTGTAAAGTATTCGTTTGTACCTTCGGCAATATTGGTAGTGGTTAATACGACTGTGCCGGTTAAACCGTTTACGCTAGTTACTGCATCGGTATTGTCTACCTTCTGCCAAACTGTGCCGTTATAGACTGCCCAATCGCCCACAATCCAATCAGTAATCCCGTTAAGGTTAGTATTACCAGCAACATTGACCACATAGTAATAACCTTTAGTGCCAACAGAAGAAGTAAGAGTAGGGGTATTAGTTGCTGCATCCCATGTTCCTTGATAGCTAAGTGCGCCCAATACTGCGGCTGGAAGTTCAGAAACAGGCACTTTACCGCCAGCATCAAGGGTAGCTACACCGTTTGCTGCGCCTGCATCTTTAGTAGAAGCAGTACCTAAACCCGTAATATCCGTGTTTGGAATGGTTGCCGATGCGGTCATAGCCGTAGTGCCAGTACCCTTTACATAACCAGTTAAGGTTGTAGCACCTGTACCGCCATTAGGTACGCCTAGCGTTCCCGTAATGTTAGAAGCTGGCAGGGTTACACCGCTAATCGTACCGCCTGTAATGGCTACGGCATTGGCATTTTGCTCTGCCATCGTACCTAAACCAATCAAGGTATGGTCATCATTCCAATCGCTTGGTCTGACTACGGATGCGTCATCTCCGTCAGGTATTAGCGAAACCTTAGTATGCTTGACTGTTATAGCCATTATTGAACCCCAATAATCTTGCCGTCTTGACCTCTAATTACCGTTTTAGGTCTACTGTGCTGTGCATTAATTGTTTCTACCAAAGCTGAAATAGCCTGTGCCATCTGCATATTACCTTGTCCAATCGCATCAGCAATCGGTTGCATTGGGGATTCCATAGACTTAGCCATGTCCATTTCGGTCATGTAAGCCATCGTTCCATCAGACTCATCTGCACCAATACGGGCAACTTCAATCTTAGCGCCATTGTTGATATGGGCAAGTAAGACTTGGGTATTGCGCTCAGTCATCATCTTCATCTGAGCAACTTTAACTTCCATCTCCCTGTCCATCATATTGCGCTGTTCTTCAAGCTGGAACTTCAATTGATTCTCTTGAGCCTGGTACTCCTGTTTAGCCTTTTCAATCTGCATTGCATTTTCCATCTTCATTTGCTCTAACTGAGCTTGCATCTGCATTTGTTGTTGTTTAGCCTGTTGTTCCATCTGAACCTTCTGCAACTCTACAGGCGGCTGTGGTGGCTGACCGGCTTGTTGTTGTGCGGTTTCACGCAGTTTATCGGCAGTTTCATCAATAATGCCTTCCAACTGTTTACCGGCTTTAAACGCAGTAACACCAAATTTAAGCATTTCTACTAGCATTGGGACAAGTTCAGGACTTGCTTGTGCAGCAGGCATAGCCATCTGTAGATATTGACCAACAGCAGATAGGAAAGCAACTCTGTCCTGTTTTTCTTGCTGTTCATCTTGATAAATCATTGAGTCAGATGTGACTTCAATGCGGAAGTTCTTAGATGCCTGGTCTCTTAAAAGGGCAATCGCTTGAGGAATAAGCTGCTTGTCTTGGTCAGATAACTGCATTGCACCTGAAATACCAACCAATGTCTCATCGGTAAAGTGGTTGCAAATAATTTGCGCTTTAATCGACAGGATGCTAGTAGCAAAGTCTACAACTGCGTGTTGCATGGTCTTTAATCGACCAGATGCGTTGTTGGACTTGATAATCTGTGCGCCAAGGGTCTCATTGGGGTCTGATTGTCCCCGTTGAATGTCGGCAATACCCATCAATTCATAGATTTGACCCTTAACCTGTTCCATTGCTTGATAACATTGGGCTAGGGCCTGTGCAAATGGGGTAATGTCTACAAGGTCAATTGCACCCTTCATACCTTGCTTTTCAGCAAAAGCCATCCAGTTATCTACTGGAATTAGGGTGTTGTTCTCACCTTCAGAGAATAGGCGTTGCAACTCACTAGAACTTGCATCATATACACCACGGACTTTAAGTGCATTAATCAGTCCATCAATGCGGTCACATAAAGTGTCCAATTCCCTCGCTTGGTCTTGGTAGATTACAAAGTCAGGTATTGGCTCTAATGAATCTGTTGTAAGTGTGGAATACAGGGGCTTAGGACAAGGAAAGAAGTTCTCAAGCTGCAATGGGTCATCACGCTCGTCAATAATCTTACCCAAAGACTTAGAAATCCAAAGAACTTTGCCGGTCTCTTTGTCCCAAATTTCATAAATTACCGCTTCATATACACCGTCTGTAGGTTTATAGGAGTTCTTATCGTCTGCTGGTTTAGTGTCTAACGGAATCTTGTAACCAAGTTCTTCACCAAATCGCTCAACCAACGCAGGGCGCGACATATATACTTTGCGCCAAACGCAAGTAACTTCTTCCCATGTTCTAGCACCTGGCGAATGTCCAAACTCTTTCCAATGGACATAATCGACTGGAGCGCACTCGTACTCAATTCTTTCAGGGTTCTCATTTGCTTCGCCTTTTGGGGTTTCTGATTCGTCTGAATCTTCGGTTACTTGAAATCCATCATCGGGTTCGCCAGGTTCATCGACTGCAAAGTGTGGCTCATACCGTACCCAACTTACGCCACGACCACCCAAAAGACGGTCTAGGACTGCGTTGTTCATTGCAGACTTGTAATCACCATAATGCTCAATCTCAAACTCTAAAGCCCGTTCTAGCATCATAGAAGCTACACGACCAATTGGGTCGTTATCACGGAATCTACGGCTTACATCGGGTCTTGGGAGTCTTGCAAAGATAGCTGGTTGAATTGTCTGTACGTTAGACCACAGAATGTTAAAACGAGCATTAGGGTTACGGTCATATCGGCTATCGTCTTTGTACTTCTTGACGATTCGGTCTGCTCTTTGTTCCCATCGCTTGTATTGGCGCTCATAAGACATGATTGTCTTGTACCAATCTTCGTATGTGTGGTCTACCGTAGCTTTGTCGTTTGCCATAATGTTGCCCTAATGTTGAAGATTTTGGCGAAATGTTGTCTTATTTTACCTAAAGTTAATACCTTTGGTTACTTTTTGTCTTATTTTCTTTCCATAAGTCATTAATAGAAACATCTGTCTTGCCAACGAATACACCCCTAATTGGTTCATCTTTAGTAACAATCTTGGCTTCATCCTTCCATACAATAGACAAATACCGCCAAGCATCCGCACCGTGACTTGTCCAATCATGTCTTGGCTTATCCCTAAATACCTTTTTGTCCTCATCGTATTCCCGTTGGTACTGCCGCAGACACTCAATGCCATCCTCGCATTTATGGTCAAACCATGCTCTAGTTAAAGCTAAACGGCTTGCTTGAATACCATCTTGTAGCCCTAGATTTGGCACTATGCGTAAGGTTTTAATTGGCAACTTATCGCCTAGCTGCTCAATTACTGAGCGATTAGAAGCTAAAGTCTTGGCTCTAGCGTCATGGGGTAGGTAGTGATAGCCATACTCATAACCCCGTTCCATTTCCCTTGATTCCACTATTCCGGCATAGAAAGCGACTGGTTGACCATTGGAATAATGGTAGTCCAATAGCCTAATTTCCCCATGTATAACCTGAAAGAACCATATAGCAGTATCGTCTGAATACCCCAAATCCCATGCCGTATGCACTTTAAACATAGGGTCATGCTTAACTTCGGTGATTCTGCCTTGGTCGGTAAGTTGCCGCATCTCTTTGCCGTAATACGCTCCAAGTATGGAACTTTCAAAGTCGCACTCAAACTCAGCTAAGTACTGGTCTTGCGACATCATTTTGGCAGCATCCGCTAATTCTGCATCAGGCAGCAGGTTTGTCTGACTAGCTCTAAGGGTCTTGACATACCAATCAGAGTCTTTTGTAGCGTTGTTGTACACATCCCAAAACTGGTTGTGTCCCTTAGGTGTCCCAATAAAGGTGGCAAAACCGCCCCTGTCTGCTAAAAGTGGCCTGACCACGCTTCCCCATATTGAGGGTTTCATATCGGCATATTCGTCAAGAACTACGCCATCAAGGTACAAACCACGCAAATTTTCACCTGTATCAGCACCAAATAACCTAATCCTAGCCCCATTGACTAGCTCTACCCATAGTTCAGATTGATTGGCTTTGGTAAGTACAGGCTGAGAGAACTTTAAAAGGTAGTCCCACGCAATAGTTTTAGCTTGTGAGTAATAAGGGGCAATATAGGCATATCTGCCATCTTCTTTGCCTTCTGTGATTGCTTTGTAGATTAGGTCATTAATACAAGCTACTGTCTTGCCGCAGCGTCTATGGGCTACGATAACTGACCAGCGTTCTGTTCTTTCATGGAATGGTAGGAATACATCCCTTGGTTGATAGTCTAGTTCTACTTCTACTATTTCTTCCAAGATACCACCATGCGTACAGGGGATTTCTCATCTCCAACGACTTCAGTCCTTGCCAATTTAGGAACTGCATACTCCACCATGTTCTGAACAATGTCACAAGCCTTGCCAGGATTAGGAAGCACAATGTACTTTCCAGTCTCATCGTCTTTAAGACCTTCTGCGGTGTTATAGAGCCACGTTTGCAAATAAGGTAGGTTGGCATCAAGCAATGCTTTTACAGCCTCACGAGCCTCTTGAGTGACCTTATTAGGCACTCCTTTAGCCCTTCCACCTGTCTTTTCTCTAGTTTTTTCTACTTTAGAAGTCATATAATCTCAAGTAATTGATTTATAAGGCTTTTATTCTACACTACTTTTTAAGCAATGTCAGGGTCATGTATCTTGTTCATAGCTGTCAATAATGCAGCCTTACGCTTCATGCGTTCATTGGTCTTTCTATTAAGGATATCACCCTTACCACCTACTGCTAGTTCTTGTGGTTTAGGTTTCATACGCTCTTTTACCTGTTTCTCTAAGGTAGACTCATGTTCTGGTCGTAACATAGCATCTTCCTTTTTATATGTTCGGCTCATGTGTTTCATTACATATCCTTCATCTTAGAAGCAATCATTTCTTTGCGGCTTGGTTTTGCTGTCTTAGCGGCTTCTTTAAAGTCTTTGGCGCTTGGTCTACCTTCTGCACCTGCTTTTGCCATCTTTTCGCCTGAACCAGCAGCTATCCTAGCCCTTTTTCGGTGAATATTGGCATAGAGTCCGTCTTTCATTCTGCATCCCTTTTACCTAAGAAACGACCATACGCTTCTTCTAGTGTGGCTTTTCTTGCGCCTTTAGCATTGTCCCGTTCTACATTGAGAGCGATTGCGACTGCCTGTTTTTTAGGCTTTCCGGCCTTCATTTCAGCTTTGATGTTTTTACCTACTGATTGGACTGAGCCAGACTTATCTAAAGGCATGATTATCTCCAAGTTTCTGATAGTATAAGTCTAATTCTAAAGGAAATTATGGACTTTAACGAGATTTTTAAAGAGCTTTTTAGTTTAACCAAAGACGGCTCTATTCCTAATACTTCCCCATTAGCTGAAAAATTACGCAATCTTCCAGCGTTTGCCATTAACACTAAGTTGTTTGGACACGAATTAGCTGAAAAATATTACGGTTATAAGCGCCTTCCTGAAAAGTTTGATGACTTTAAACAAGGGTGGAAAGCCAGTATTTACGATGATTTTCTTCAAAAATGGTTTATTGACACCTGTGAAGAACTAAAAATTGCCCCTGTATTGCATCGCAAGGTTTGGGAAGAAGTCTATGTAGTTAATACATTACGGTCTAAGCTCAAGCCAGGTATGAAGGGTATTGTCTTTGGAGTGGGTGAGGAGCGCCTGCCTTCCTTGTTTGCATCTTATGGTTGTGAAATCCTAGCTACAGACCTAAACCCTAGTGAAGAAGCATCTCAGGGATGGGCTAATACGGCTCAACTTGGGTCTTTAGATAAAATCTATAAACCTGACTTGGTTGATAGGGAATCTTTTGACCGTCTTATATCGTTTGAATACGCTGATATGAACAATATTGGCGAACATTTGCATGGTCAGTTTGATTTTTGTTGGACACTATGTGCGTTTGAACACTTAGGGTCTATAGAAAAAGGTTTGCAATTCATTGAAAATACAGGGAAATTGCTTAAATCAGGTGGTATTTCTGCACATACTACTGAGTTTAATTACAGCCGTGCCGATACGATTGATAACTGGGGTACGGTTCTGTTCCGTAAACAAGACTTTGAGGCTTTGGTTATTCGCCTTTCAGCGTACACCTTACCGCTAATAGACTTTAATGTAGGGGAAAACCCTGTAGATTCGTTTATTGATATGCCACCCTATGCTTGGCATGAAGGCCACAATGAAAAGTTAAATCATTGTCATTTAAAACTAATGGTAGACGGGTTTCCATCTACCTGCTTTGGGGTGTCATTTCAAAAAGCGTAGTTTGTAGGTTGTTGAATCTATCTGGTCGGCAATAGCATCAACCAAATTGCAGAGTTGTTCGTCTTTTGGCAGGTCGTTACGAGCTTCTTTTACAAACTTTTGTAGGCTTTGCAGGTACTTAATTGGGTCTTTAGGCTGGTGATATACGCTTGGAAAGGTCTTTATCTGTTCATAAGCACCAGAAAAGGCTTCTACATAATCATCAACTAAGGGAACAATCCCATCATAGTATTGGCGCAAAGCCTTGTGTTTAGCGTAGGAATCCGTAGACCAATGAAAGAAATGGGTATTCGTTGCTGAGTGCAACAAGGTGGCAGCAAATAAAGCGACATTATCGTTCATGGTTATTCCTTTGAAAAAAGCCCCTTTTTAGGGGGGCTAAAAGCCTCACGCTTTCACTTATTATCTTCCAATACTTCAATCATTACAAGACACCCACCGCCTTTTTTGATTTCACCACGCTCAATCATTAAAACATCAATCTGTTCGTCATCGTCAAATACGCCTGCATCGCCAAGTGCATCCCATAAAGCCTTAATGCGGTTGTCAATATCTTGTTTTCTACGGTCACGGGGGTACAGAACTACCTTCATTTCTAGCCTAGCTGACCCTAATTTGGGTACTTTGTACTCAACCACATAATCGCTAACCTGAGCTTTGAATTCTTTACCGGCCTTACTTATACCCATTCTGTTACGGAATATAGTCCTATAGCTGTTTACGCTAGGGGGTAAAGGTAAGTTAAGTACTAGCATATTAGCGCCAATGTCTGTTCGAGTAGTTGTTCTTCTGTAACTCCGTATTCCCTTTCAAAGCGCTTTCGACCCATTCCGTGAATACTGGTATTTGCTCCTCTATGGTGATAGGGACAGAGGCCGATAACAGGACTGCTGCTTCGTACGCCACCTCGTCTAATGTGATGAATTTCGCACGGTGTTCCCTCGTTGCCTTGTCTTTTGCACAAGATGCAACCCAATCTCGCCACTCTATCATAATGTTGTTTTTTTTCTTTGTTCATGCCAGGCTATACCAAAACTTGTAGTATTCCAAAAAATCTTCGTATTTGGTGTACTTTACTTCAGGTTCGCCCTTGTTGTTCAATAACCAACAATGTTCAAAATTAAGCCCGTTATCAGTATCACCGCATATTATTGCTACGGTTATATTGTTTTGGGCTAGTGCTTTTAATAAGCGCTCTTGTCCCTTGCTAATCTTTTCGTTTCTGCGTTTCCATTCAAGCACCATAAACGAGCCATTGCGTTCAATGATTCCGTCAATGTTGCTAGGCATAAAGTTAGGATTGTCAGGTATTTTTCCCTGCAAAAACCCATAATCTATATGTTTAGCGTTTGGATTACGCATTGCGGTGTTAGTCATCAGCTACATCTTGTAGTTTTAGAGCCATTTCAACCATCTTTTCAGCCGTTAAATAAGCCAAAGCAGTTTGTTTTTTAAGCATAGCTTCTTCGTATTCTTGGCTTAATCTGCGTAAAACAATAAGGGGTAATGCGTAATCGTCATTCATTTTTTTTGTGCTTTCATTAGTATTGATTTTGCTGCCTTATTCCACATTTCTTCAGATTTTTTTATAGATTCAAATAACTTTTTATCTAATGCTTTACTTTCAGCTATAAACTTTTTTAACGCATCTATTTCAGCTTGTTGTTGACGCAATTCTTCAGCAGCTTTTTGAATATGCGTACCTGTATAAAACTGTTCTAATCTATCTGCAAGGTCATAAGCGTTCATTTAGCCACCTTTTTAGCGTATTTTGGTTCATTAATTTTTAAAGTACAGGCGGTGCATTTCCACCTATTTGTCTTGCCAGCTTTAATCATCTTGCCGTAATCTGCTGGGCGCATAACCTCGCAGCTCGTACAATATCGTTTTTCAGTCATGCTTTATCTCGTCAAAATTGTAGAACCATTCGTCTTTAGCTGACCACTTGGCATGGTTTTCAACGCTGTAGATTTCGGTAGGTATCTTAAAATCAGGCGTTTTAAGTTCGGCTGGCACAAGCGATACATCGTACCAAAGGCAACGGTTATTGGGCTGGCAGGCAAATTGACCGTTATCTAGCTTGATAAAGTTATACGACTTGTGTTCCTCGACCCCCTCGCTAAAGCTAGTATCTATGCGGTTTGCATCAGGACTAGCAAAATCGACTGTAAACAGGTAGTTGCCAAAGTGAAACTGTTTATCTTTACCAAAGTACTTGACCTTCAAACCCCGTAAATTGGACTTTTCAATCACCGCCATATCGTAAGAAAGGCAATCCCATATCTGCAAATAATCCAGCGGCAGGGGTTCGGTTACTTCCTTCCAAACATAGGCACTAATTGGCAGTTTATCGTACAGCGCACCGTAGTTTGTCAGCATGGATTCTATGCGGAAGGCTTGACCTTTGATGGCTTTGGCGGTCATCCAAACACAAGGCTCTAGTTCACCGTGACCTTTCTCATGGTTGTAAAGGTACTCTTTACGCACAAAACACTTAACAGGGGGTATGTTAGCTACAAGGAATGTCATTTATTTATCCAAAAAAGAAATATAGCGGCAAGTACCATAACGGTTGCAAATATGGCAAATACGCCAATAGCAAACACAATCATTACGGTTTCAATCATTGCAGCACCCTTGGGGATGGGGGTGACATAGGTACGGATGGGACTGTATAGCTAGGAGTTCCAATAGCGTAACCTTGTGGGGTAACGACTTGATTGGGGTAAATAGTCAGGGTTTGGGTTACATAGCCTTGATTGTTTACGACTTGCGCCTGGTTACCTTGGACTTGTACGGTCTGCCGCACATATCCTTGTGGGTTAGTTATGACATAAGTTTGGGCTTCTGACTGACTTGCCCAACCGCCAATGGTAAATCCTACTAAAAAAATAATCAGTTCTTTCATCACTTATTCCTTATTGGTGGGGTTACTTATACTCCGTATGCAAAGCGGTAAAACCGTGTACTTTCACCCCGTATATTATCGACAAATTGTTACCCATTGGCAGCCACCGCCACCGCATACATACTGTTGCCAGCATTGTGCTTGTTGAGCAATAACAATACCTACTACAAAAAATGCTGCAAATCCGGCTAATGCTTTTTTCATGGTTTTCTCCTAAAAAGGCACATCGTTAAGAACTTCTTTGCTTACCTGTTGCGTGGGTATTGCTTTATCTTCAGGTGGGTTTAGGTAAGCGATTAAACCGCCTTCTTTTAATGCAAACAACGGTAATGTCTCTAGTTTAAGCATAAGGCCATGTTTGGTGTCCATAATTACGCCAATGCTTGCATACCGTTTTTTCATCTTGCCATCGGTTTTATCTTCGTATTCCGATACGGCTGCTTTTACAAAATATTGAATTGCCATTATTGATTCTCCATAAGTTTTACTTCTGCTGCGACTTCATTTAAAAATAACTGTATTTCTGCTTCCATGTACAAGATAAACTCAGGGTCTCTAGGTACATTAACTATCAACAGTTGACTGCGTTCCGGCATTCGTGGGTCAAAAGACACAAAGTCGCACGATTTAGCACCAGTCACCGCCATTTGAGCCTGCATCTGAATAAAGTACTTTTTAGGTGGTTCTTTAGCCTTAAAGTATTCCCAATGTGTGGCTGAATTTGGGCATTTTATTTCGATGAGGTTTTCACCAACCAGGCCGTCAGGTGAACATCCAAACCATTCAATCGTAGGATGGTCAATAAAAGCCACTTGGTCTACAAAGTTACCTGTTTTGACCTCGTATGCGACTCTAGCTTGCGGCTCAGTTGCAGTACCCCACGCCATGGCATCATTGGTATATGATGGTTCAATGGTCTTGGTGGTTCTTTGCAAGGCAAGCTCAATCAGATAGTTTTGCCGACTCGCTGAAGGGCCAGTCTTTGTCCTCGCAAGGATGTCGGCTACCCTAGATGCGGTTACCTTACCCCTGCGGAGTTCATGCCATTCTGGTGTGCCTTGTTCAATCATTTACGAGCCTCTCTTTCTTTGCGTAAGATTTCGTCAAACATTGCTTTTAGTTCCCAACTCTGCTTTTTTGGCATCTTTGGCGGTTGAAATCTTGGCAACTGCTGATTTATCTTTTGAGAGGGCGCTATAGGCTTTTCCATAAGTAGCTTTCAGTTCGTCAATGGTTGTACAGGTTTGAATTAAAGCGACCCATAAATCGGATTCTGCTGTCAAATCAGGTGTTGGCTCGTCAGGTACATCTTCACCGGCATAAATGTATAAACCTAGACCATGTAAGGCAATGGCTTTGGCTAGGCAGCGTTGCATAGCTGTGTTTACATCCATAGCGTTAGGGTTGGATATAGCTTTGTTTTGGTGATTTAAAACAGGTAGCTGTGATGTCATGGTCTTACCGAAAGCAGTAACAGAACAGAAAACCATTAAAGTATCGCCAAACTGCATAGGGGGTTGGTAGTCCCAGGTAGCGGATGGGTCAATCTGTAGGAGCTGGTCTACTGCCCATGCCCATGACAAGTAGGTAAATTTACCTTTTTTGTCTGTATGTTCGTTTACATTAATCTTGCGTATTTCGTTATATGTAGTCATCACTTACTCCTTATTGGTTATCTAATACTGCATCTGTAGCAAAACGCTCTTGGTACTCATACGACATATTCCATAACTTACGACCTAAAGCCATAAAGTCACGCTTTTCTAGCATTTCTTCTAATTGAGCTACAACTTCAGGGTCTTGTACACCTTCAAATGCTTCGCAGAAATTACCCCAGTTGCAAGGGTTATATTCGTCTTTCATAAGTTCTGCGACTTCGCATTGGAACTCGTCTGAGCCCGTGTAATCATCTTCGGGTTCGTAGTACGCATCATGACTGTTCATATTAAACACCCATCGCAAACATTGCGCCCAAGACTGCGCCCAAAACTAAGGCGCAAAGTACATCAAAAAATGTTGGTTTCATCACTTACTCCTTTACTGTTGAACTAGACTCTACTATACCTTAAAAATATAGGTTGGTATAGTTTTTTAATAGGGACTTTCCCTAATAAGTATATTTTTATATAGTTTTCGTATATGATAGCCAAAAAGGAGAATTACATGACCCCATCAGATTTATTAAAAATTGAGTTTGGAAGCCTGGTAAACCTTGCTGAAAAGCTAGGAATACAGCCACAAACCATTTATTTATGGAACTCCACCAAGATTCCATTTAAATATTTACGCCAAATTGAGCAGCTTTCAGAGCTTCGTTTGACAAGAGAAATGCTAAGACCAGACCTATTTAAAAAGGACTGAAATGCACTATTTTAATTTCAACATAGGTGACTATGCTTCTCATACTAGGCATTTAAGCCTATTGGAAGATTTGGCTTATAGAAGGTTAATTGATGCTTATTATTTGGCAGAAAAACCATTTACAGGTTGTCCAGCAGATATTGCCAAAGACATTGGCATGATGTCTGAGATAGAAGAAGTCTACTATGTCCTAACAAAATTCTTTGAGTCTACAGAGTCTGGTTGGATAAACAAAAGATGTGATGAAGAAATTGCTAAATATCATGAAAAACAAGAACAAGCGGTTAGGGCTGGTAAAGCATCTGCTAAAGCTAGGTTTAACAAGCGTTCAACGACCGTTCAACCAACCAATAACCAAGAACCAATAAACAGTATTGGTGTAGCTAAAGCTACCAAAGGTACAAGATGGGAAAAGGGTCTTGCATTACCAAATGAATGGATTGAGTTTTGTGCCAAAGAACGAAAGGATTTATCTGTAAACAAGGTTTTTGAAGAATTTACAGATTACTGGGTTTCTGTGCCTGGTCAAAAAGGCGTAAAGCTAGATTGGTCTGCAACTTGGCGCAACTGGATTAGAAATCAAAAAGCAGGACTTTCCGTAGTTAAACCTAAACAAGCATGGGAGTAAGTGATGATTGGACATAATCAAATAATTGCAATGCGTATGGCTGGTAATAAGCCTAAATCCGTATTTGTGCAGTTTGGCAAAACATTTAACGCAGAAAAGGATGTAGCTGACGGAATCATTCCTACGGTATGGATTGACGATAGAGACCATCAAAAGCTGGTGGACTTGACCTGGGCTAAAGACCTAAACATTCAACTAATGCCAGCTAAAGACATTATCCAGTTTACAAAGTGGTGGGTTGCCCTGGTAGATGCGGAAGTCAATACAATCATCGGCCTTGACAACGATGGAGAGATTAATGTTTATAGAAAAGGATGATATTGACTGGTTGAAATACAGCCAGGACACCAATGTTAAGCGCAAGATTAGGGAAAAGTCGGACTATCAAGAGTCCCTAGATGACTACTTTGCCGGTAATTTATACGCTAAAGGGTGTGCATTACCTTGGGAAAAAGCTAGAAATATCTCAATTAGACCTTCTGAAGTCAGCCTTTGGGCTGGTGTAAACGGACATGGAAAGTCGCTGTTGTTGGGCCAAGTCGTGCTTGGATTGGTTGAGCAGGGTCAGAAATGCCTTATTGCCAGCTTTGAGATGCGACCTGAGATTACCCTGGCTCGTATGGTAAGACAGGCTGCAGGTCAGAAAAGACCTAGTCCGTTTGCAACCCAGTCCTTTTCCAACTGGAAAAAAGACCAACTTTACCTATAC